GTCTTGTTGTTCTCATTTTTGATATCCTGAAAGAGTACAGTTGACTCCTCTTTGGTTATCTTTTTAGGCTCATCCGGATCACTTAAACGATAGATTTCCTGGGTTACTTTTTCTTTCATAATTGCGTTAAACCTCCTTAAATTTATAAAATTAAAGATTGCTGAACTACTATTTTATTAATTCTATTGGCCGCCATTCCACAGTATTTAGGGTTGAGTTCTATTCCAATAAATTCACGATTTAATTTTTTACAAACAACGCCAACTGTACCCGAACCAGCAAAGGGGTCAAAGACTAAATCATTAATCTTACTGCCCGCAAGAATACATGGCTCAATTAGCTTTTCAGGGAAAGTGGCAAAGTGGGCTTCTTTATAAGGCGCAGTATTTATTATCCAAACTGAGCGTTTATTACGAGTTTCTGGCATCATATCTCTTTCTCTTGTAAGGCCATTAAACACATTATTATTATCTTTACTATTGTCGATATTTATAGCTGCTTTCCCTCCCCATCTATTTTGAGTAGCTTCTTCTTTTATCGCCTCATTATCGTAGTAATACCTTGCCGATTTTGTAAGTAGGAAAATATATTCATGTGATTTTGTGCAACGGTCTGTAACGCTTTCCGGCATGGGATTTGGCTTTGACCAAATAATATCTTGCCTTAATATCCAGCCGTCATTTTGTAACGCAAAGGCTATTTTCCACGGTATTCCAATTAAATTTTTAGCGGGAATTTCTTTATAACTTTCCATAGTGGCCTTTGCTGAATTATCACCTTTTAAATGTTTCGGGTCGCCTCCACGTCCTCCGCCGGCATAAGAATCTCCTAAATTCAGCCAAAGAGTCCCGTTGTTCCGTAAAACTCTTTTTACTTCACGAAATCCGGCAACCATTTTTTCAACATATTCTTCCGGCGTTTTTTCTAAGCCGAGTTGACCGGAAACGCCGTAATCCCTTAATCCCCAATACGGTGGAGAAGTTACGCAGCATTGAACGGATTCATTTTCTAAAGTCTTTAATCCCTCAACCCAATCAGAATTTATAATTTTCAACTAAACCTCCTTCTTTGGTTCTATTTTGAATAAATAAATACAACCTTTTTTATCTGCTTTATAATAAACTTTTCCATCTGGGGTATGAACTTCTATCATAGGCGTAAGCAATAATTTAATCTTATCCCATATGGTTATTATGCGGGGCGCTGGGAATAAAAACATCTAAACCTCCTTCTTTATATTGTAAAATTTCACTGCATGATCCAATAAATATCTGGCGCAATTTTCCCTGGAACCCATGTAAATATGTACTCCATAACGTACAGCAAATGATATAAGCGCGCCACGGATTACTTCCGGATGAACACGACTATGTTGTTGAAATTGATAGATTTCGTGCTCTTTTAGTTCTATGATAAGGCCGACAAATTCCATGGATTTAAACTGGAGCATCTTTTTTACTGTTTTTTCACGTTCAGATGAACAATAAGGCCATAAATCCATGGACTTACGTTCAAAGCAGATTTTGTCCTCGAATCCCTTCACGCTGTAATCACCCCGGGTTAAGGTTGTTGAACAGACAGTTAATCCTTTGGGTATTCTGGCAAAAAGGGGGCGCTGCTCTCGGGTATCTTGGACGAGCACGAACCCATCTGGGATTGGCGTTGGTTTCAGGGAATACGGTTTCAAATAGTTACTGTTTTCTCGCGGGGACTCTTTCACTCCTCCTCCTTTTACACACTCATCAAATGGTTAGTCACAACATCATTATTCCACATGGAAATAGCCACACTTTTCTTATCATAATTGGCAGTGGCCGGCTTAGTTTTACACCTCAAGTTCCGGCATTCAACAGAATAAACCTTGGATGTATTACTGTGATGTTTACTGGTTATTACTGTTGGATATTTACCACATACACACTTTTTACACAGCTGTTTCTTATCCTTTTCTCTTTGCATTCTCCTCTCCCTTAGTCTGAGCTGTCTACTTTATATAAAAACCCACACTGCCGGCAGACCACCATCCTCTCGCATCTCCCTGTATTATAATGCTCCCTCTTGTGCTCAGGATCAGCATGCCAACACTTTAAGACTTTTTCCGGAACATCATCCACCCAGGAGTTGAGATACCCGAGGTTTTCTATGCCTTCAAAGGATGGTGGTTGCTTCTTACCAATCAACTGTTGGGTCTGCATGGTCGGGTTCCTCCTTATTTTCCACTTTTTCCTTTACTATCTGGGGTTTCTTTCTGGGCGGAGGTTTGACTTCAACCGGCTGGCCATCAACGGACACAATATTTCCTTCCTCAATTACAATGCCCACCTTGGAATCAGATCCCACACTTTCGTACCATAATTGAAAGCCCTTATCCTTTACCACTTTGGAGATTATCGCCCGGTTCTTAGTATCCAATAAACTCCCATCCTTAATCCTTAACACCTTTAACGTCGGATTAAGCGCCATGGAAATAGATAGAGATATCATTAATTTTTCTCCATCTGAGGCTTGGTCCAGAGGGATATCGTTATAAAGCAGTTCACCATCATCGAAACTCAGGCCGGGAACAGGGATAGGCGCCTTCTCCAGCAACTTTTTCCTCTTGGAGATGGTTTCATCAATCCGCTTGGTCAACCCTTCGTAATTATCCACCGCGGCATCTGCCTCAAGTTTGACCCTGGCCTTTTCCTTGTTATCCCGGATATGGGAATTGGTGGTTTCCAGGGTAGCCATTGAGTCCTCTATTGGAGTGGTGTCTATTTTAACCATGGTGGAAATTTTCTCTTTGTTGGATTTGTAGATGAGTTTGGCGTTGTTGACTTTCAGCCGGAGGTCGGCCAGTTCCTTTTCCAAGTCCTTTATCTTTTCCACATCAGCCATGGCATCGGATTTGATTTTCTCATTATCCTGAATGAAGGTGTCGATGTCAGAGTTGGTTTTTATAGCATCTTGCAGCTGTTTGGAGATGGATAGGATGCTTATTTCTTCCTCACCCCTTACGTCCTTCCATTCTGGCATTTCTTTATGCCTTGCTACCAATTGGTCTTTCTGCCGGCCAACCAGCAATCTTTCTTCCCGGAGATCCTTTTCCTCCTTGTCTAGGCTGGTGGTATCAACTCCGATAAGGTTAAGGAATATCTCTCGCTGCTTCTTTTTATCATTATTCATAAAGTCCAGAGGGTCGAAGCTGATATTGCCCACTATTTTATCAAGGAGCTTCTGGGGAGAGGATTGGACAGTTCCTTCCTTGCTGCGGATTTGAAGGGTGGTATTGTTTTTGGTGAACGACCGGAGAACAACATATTCACCTAAGTCCAGCATGATTTTTCCTTTATCTTCGCCCTTCTTAATAGGTTCTTCGGGGATTTCCCTCCCACCTTTTAATGCCATGGTTATACAGTCAAGCACCGAGCTTTTACCGGCACCGTTCTCACCGGTTATCATGATGACATCGGAGTTTGGCGTGATGTCAACAGCGGTTAGTTTTTTGATATTTGATGCTTGTAGGTTTATTATTTTCATATTTTCTTACTCTCCCCCATCTTTTATTTTTATTTCAAAAATTATTTCCGGAAGCTCTATTTTGGCTGTTTTTTTATCTGCACTTATTTCAATACTGTCTGGTATCTCAGAATCACAACGAATATAAAACCCGCCAGAAATATTACTTTTAATATCCCCAAATACGTAATGTGCAGTTGACGGTTCATGCCCAATTACATCACCCTCTTCATTTCTTATTTCTTTTGTAATTATTTGGTCATATCTTGCTTTTATTCTCATATTCCATTTTCCTTTCTTAATTATAGCCGGAGGGCAACCATTGACAACTTACTATTCCCCAATATATAAGCGTTAATGATTTTCCACCCTCCGACTGTTTAAATGATTAGTGGCGGATACTGGGACACACCTTTTTCCTTATCGTCTCAGTTCGTTTTAAGGACACCCCGATGCTCCCAGAAATCCACCATTATTATGATTATCTTTACTTCTCTTCCTTGACCAACTCAGCTATCTCAGCCTCATTTTCCTTGATCTGGTCGTTAATCTCTTTGTTATATTTCTTCTTCTCCAGTTTAAGGTCAATGATGAGGCGAGTGAGATCCAGCAATTTTTTTTCTTTTTCAGTTTCCAACTTCCAATTCCCTCCTCTCAAGCGAAGGTTATCATATAGGGAGGGTAGGTCAGGGAGAGAGTGTTTTGGTGCGCGAGGAGCTTGCGACCTCGTTGCGCGCACCTTGCTCTCTTCCCTGTGGTTCCGTACCTCCCTGTTGATTACCCGAGCGCTTAATCAATTATTAAAAATCCAACATCCTACCAGTCGTTACCAGCACCGGCAGCTCCCTCAGTCTTTGCTGTTTCCTTTTCCTTCTTTCCGGCGCCTTTCTTGTCTTCCTTCTGGCCGGCAGCAATTTCTTTATACTTGGCGTAGGAAGCGACAGAGATAACCTTGGCGAAACCTCCTTTATCCAACCGTGATTCGATCATAAAGGTTTTCCCGGGAAGGCGTGTTTTGACACCGTCCATGATTTTCTTATCAAATACCGTTACATCGTCACCGGGGAATTTCTCGCAGATTGTTTTCCATAATCCGGCAGCATCAAGGATCGTGGCCATCAAATCACCGCCATTTGCTTCAAATACCGTACAGCCGACAGTTCCATCATTGGCCGCATCATCATCGTTTTTAACCTTCATCGGGATTTTCCATGCCTTATGGCCTTTATCGTCCTGATAAACACCCTCGCCACCTTTACCCGGCATATAATCAATTCCGTCTTGGATTTCAATTTCATGCCAACCATCCGGCACTGCTATTCCTGTAAATGTCTTCCCATCATGTGCTTGTTCTTTCACTTGTAACCTCCTAAATTTTATTTGGTTTTAATTATGATGTTTAACTTCTTCCCACTCGTTTCAGCGCATGCATATTCGATTTCGTTTCCTTGAATGACTTGCAAAAATCCTGTATTCCGATCATTTCATTTGCATAGAACGCGTTCACGGCAGCTTCAATTTCCTTTTCATCACCTTGGACATCAAAGGACACCCGGATATCACTGGGATCATCCTTGCAGACCCAAGGGACAACTGTAAATCCTTTCAGTTTCAGAAAGGCAACCATCATGGTGTCTTCGAAACTGGTTGTGTTTGGGTTTTTACCACCCATTATTCCACCTCCTTGTTTATTTGGTGCTGCTGGTTCCGGTTTGGATACATTATGCCACATCATCACCTCCCTTCTCTATTCGTCAAATAAATTCCAAAAATAATTGCTATTATAAGGAAAACAATTATTCCAATACCAGAAAACAATTCTACATATTTATATGTAATATATTGTTCTGCCGCTTTGCCTACCAAAACTAAGCCTTCATCCATTTTTATTTCCTCCCATGTGCGAAATCGAGTACCTTTTTAATATTAAACGGTTTCCTTCTCACTCCACCTTCCGGCCTTAATCCGGTAAATTTGCTCAGAAAGCTCCCATCGTCCTCGAAAGATACCAACGGAGGGTATTTCACTTGTCCATCAATAACGTTCCTTTCTACCAACCCAATCATATCGAAGAAACCCTTCATATCTCTGGGGAATTCCTTACCTGCCAATGCCGGAGCACAGGACAATTCACGGTTCCACTTGGGTGAGTCTTGAGTTCTGGCAGTACAGATAACATCGATGCCGGCAACTGTGAGTTGTTCAAACCCCTTCATTAACCGGGTCATTTGTTTACTGAGTACCCCATACATTTCAGGAGTGCCTTTAACCCTCATGGTCATGTCCTTTTCACTCTTATCGTTCTTTTTATCTCGAGACTCGTAATTCTCCTCCAGGATCTCATCGGCCAGATGGACATTCATAACATGGGTCAGTCCATCAAAAAGAACAGTCTTGATCTTGTCGAAGTTTTTAACGTCATAGATGGTTTCCAGTAAATCATCCCAACCTTCATAATAGCCAACTTTCAGCTTGATATCTGGTCGATTGATGGCCTTTACAGTCAGGTCAATTTGACCTCTCTCCGCCACTATCCAGTAGATCGGGTCCTGAGCGGTTTGGATTACTGTGGCTGACTTACCAACTCCTGAATCTCCATAGATCAGGATAAAGTTGCCGCGGTCGTCTTTTTTAGATGTGTCTGGCTTATAGATGTCTACACGCATTATTCATGTTCTCCTTTCAATAAATTAGTTTTTTTATTAAACTGTTAAAATTTCAACTTAGCATTATCATTCAGGAATCAGCGCAAGATTCCACTTATTACACTGTTATCAAAAACACAAATCACACGTGCAATGCGCACGATTCCCACCACTTGCAATAGAACCGGAACGGCATAAACGAGTTCCATTGTGAGATGGCCCAAATCCACCATTATTTTTTATTTGTTCACAATATTCACATTTTTCTTCTTTCTGTTTATCTTCAGCATCACATTCAGCATAAATCTTTCTTTCCCAATCACGCCTTGCAATTTCTTCGTATTGTTCATCGGTTTGTTTCATGTTACACTCCTTTAAAAATGTGATAACAAGTCAATCCAACGGACCGCTACGCATCCGCTGATCTCTTCGTTACCATTTCCCAATAACCTTCTCTCTTATCGTATAATTATCCTCATTCATATTCCCATTCCTGCAAATCGGCAGCATGTCACAGGCGATTCCGGGGAGAATAGCTGAACATGTACGGTCATTACGATAAAACCCATCCAACCACCTTGCATTATATATCTCCCTGAACACATGGATAAACCGGCTTTTCAACTCCTCAAGGTTAAACTCATTCCGGTAATACTTTCTCCCATATTTGTGGGTTTTGATATCATACCCGAGGAAATAATGAGTTGGCCTACTTATTGCATCCTGATAGACCCGTTCTTCGTAAGACTCGGGACTTTCATCTTTGTTTTTCCCTGTGGATTTAAGGTCAGGAGTCCGGACTATTTCCATGATACAATATTCCAAAGATGGATCAGCCAAGAAGTATACCCCAACTTGAGATTGGATAAAATAGGTATCCTCATAGTTCAATGGCCGGCCACTGAGTTTGTTTTCCACAAAGTAGGTTGGGTATTTCCGGTCATAATAGCCATTTACCAACATTTCAACCGGAGAATTATCAGCCCAAGTCGAATCAAATGGTATTGTGAGGTCTATTTTAGCCTGTAAGTTACCATTGGGTTCTGTGACAATCTCCAGTTGTTTATATGCGCGGTAAACACCCTTGACACTGGCTACATCTTTGGCATCCATTTCATATTCAGCGATTACTTCGGATATATTGTGGAGCTTTTGATTGGATAGGAGGTTCTGGAGCACTCGGTCCCACAGCATACCTTTCTTCAGTGCTGAGGATAGTTGAGGTTTATTGATCTGGACGCCACGAATAGCTTTAAGGTAATAAAGGTGGTGGCAGGTAAGAAAGTCGGATACTGAAGAATAGGACAAAGGGATAATTCTTTTGCTGTCGGCAAGGCACCTGTATAATTCCTTCTTCTTACAGTATCCGCAAACTTTCTCATTTTCCGCCTGGTCATAGTATTGGCAAGCGCCTCGGTGGAAATCCGGGATAAATTGGTTGCATAGAGATTCATTGAAATCGTCAATAGTGGGGGGCATAACAACTCCTTTCTGGTTCTGGTTTCTGGGTTCTGGTTATTTTTTAACTATAAATATATCGTAAAAATTACAACGTAAAACTGTAACTAACTTTTCAA